CCTGGCAAGGCTGAGGTGTTAGATTGGCAGATAACGAAGTAAAACTAATTATAAATGCGATAGATAATACAACAACAGCTTTTAATAATCTCAATAATAACCTCAAAAATATGACCGCCCAAGTAGCCGAGTCTATAACCAAGTTTGCTGAGTTGGCTGTTACCGCTTATGAGTCTTTCGAAAAGATAAAAGAGTTCGTAACAGAGGGCTATAAAGCCGTAGACGAATTTAATATGAGTATTTTGAGAACGGCTACTGTTTTGACTCAAATGAAAGCCTCGCAAAATAAAAATCTCAATACCAAAGAATATTATGAAGAGGCAAAAGAATATGCAGAGGGCCAACAAGAAATAGCCGAGCAAGTAGCGAGCAAGTCTATAGCCTCACTAAAAAATATCGAAAAAGAGATGTTTATAATAAATGAGCACGGGCTAACTATTGGCGCCTCTAAAGAAAGCATCGATAGCTTGGTAACTCTATCCAATGCAATAGAAATAGTGTCTTTTACGGCGAGAAGTTCTCTTAAGACATTAAGAACTGAAACTGAAGGATTGCTCGACGCAGATATAAAAAAATCACAATTAGCTAAACAAATCAATGAGTCTATGGGCGGAGACGATAAGCATAATGTTTTGGCTGATACGATTAATATGTGGGAAACGCAAGGCAAAGATGTTATGGTTGAGCTGGCCAAATATATGCAGGGCTATAATGCCTCAGCAAAAGATTACGAGGGCACTTGGGTAGTAATAGAGAATCACCTATCTACCATAAAAGACGAAATTATGAGAATGGGCTTTACAGAGCTTTACCAAGATATAAATAACTTCTTGATAAGCATTATTAAGTTTACCAATGAGCATAAGCAACAAATTTCGGGTGGTATTAAGGCAGGTTGGGAAAGTGTAAAGGCCACAGTGCAAGCTTTATATACGGTAATGCAACCATTAGAGCCTTTATTGCGTTCTTTGGGGGCTTTAATTGGATTAATTAGCGAGGGCTTAGTCTATATAACGGTTGGAATATTACCGTCTATGTCTAATAAGTTGGCGTTAATAGTTGGGCAGTTTGTGGATTTGGGGGCCACAATAGTCCACGTAGTAGACCAGGGGGCGTATGCAGTAACGCTCCAAGCAACAGAAGCATCAAAGCAAGCGCAAATGGCAAAAGACAGTATAAATAGATTTTTAGATAAGGGCTCTCGGTTTTGGAATGAAGATGTTTCTAACAAAATGTTAAATGATTTAAAAAAGGCGCAAAAGCTTATCGATGATATAAATAAGCCACCTAAAAATACCCCACAGACTACATTTCACTCACCGAAGCCAAAACACCCAGTAGGCGATACAGACACAGGTAAAGGTGCGGGCGATTTAGACAGATTAAGGGATTCTTACAATGCCTTAATGGACGAGCTTTACTCCGCAACCCAAGTTGGCATAGCAAAAGATTTAGCAGATACCGACAAATGGTTGACCGAGAAATTAAATAAAATAAAAGAATTTCAGAAAAAGGGTGTTATATCTTCCCAAGAGGCTTTAAATGCGATAAATTTGGCCCAAAAAGGGGCGAGCATAAAAGATGATAAAATAATCGAAGATTACCATAAAAAAAGGGTTGATTTAGAGCGAGATATCACTAAAGAGTTCCAGACCGAATATGATAAAAGGCTCGCAGAGGCCCAAGATTGGGGCGATAAAGAAACAGAAAAGCTTGACGAAATTTATAAAAATAACCATTTCGACCAAATTGTTTATGATAAGTTATTGAAATTAAATGTAAAAGAGGCTGAGCTTTACAAACAGGACGCAATGACTTACGAGCAATACCAAAATAATAAAATTAAAATTGAAGAAGCAACAGCCCAAAAAAGGCAAAAAGTCGAGCAAGATTACCAAAATAAAATAGCCGAATTAAAAATACAAAATGCTTTAGCCCAAATAGATTTAGATGTAAAGCTTCAAAATGAGAGCCAAAAAGACGCATTAAACGAGCAAATCGATTTAAATATGCGTTTGTTAGATGTTTATAAGCAAGAGGCTAAACAGTTTAGAGACGCAGGCGACGACCAAAATTATATCCAAAAAATGGAGCAAATAAAGAGGTTAGAGTCTTCCATTGTTGATTTAAAGCTAAAATGGTTAGAGTTAAATGGCACAATTGGGCAGGGTTTCCAGTTTGCAATGAAAGAGTTTTCTGACAAAGCTTTATCGAGTTTCCAGCAAGGGAAAGAAATTGCTAACTCCCTGATAAGCACTATGCAAAATGGGCTGACAAGCTTTTTAGATGTAACAAGTGCAAAGTTTATGAATTTTAGAGATTTAGCAATTTCTACGCTCCAAAGCATATACCAAGAGCTTTTAAAGATTTTAGTTATACAACCACTTGTTAGTTCCTTAGGTGGTTTATTGGGCGGTGGCGGTGGTGGCCTGTTTGGCGGTTTGTTTGGTGGTGGAGCATTAGAGCCGTTAGCCCCAAGCATTGGTATGTTAGGGTTCCACACGGGGGGCTATGTGCCTCGATTCCATTTGGGTATTGATGAAGTGCCAGCTATTTTGCAAACGGGCGAAAGGGTTTTGTCGAGAGAGCAAAATAACACTTTTAATAAGTTAGCGAGTGCATTAGATAACCCCGCACCAGCAAAACAACAGCAAAATGTTAATATAGTAAATGTAATCGACCCACAATTGCTTAATCAATACCTATCCAGCCAGGCGGGCCAAAAAGCGGTGATAAATGTAATAAGCAACCAGTCCGCACAAATTAAAAAAGTTTTGAGGTAAAAAATGGCATATTCAGGGAAACAAACTATCACGGGCCAGCAGAATAATTTTGTAAGTGCATTTACCAATTTTTTTAGGTTTATTTGCGGAGACCCGAATACTCCAGGCAGGGATTGGCAGATTGTTTATACGAATTTAGATACCTCGCCAAATAGCTTTACTTCTATAGCGTATTCGGGCAGTATAACGGTTAATGCATTAAACACCCCAACAGCCTTACCCACTAGTTTTGTAAGTAATTATACCTTTACCAATGGCGGAACTACTTTGGTTGAGGGCACTGATTATTCTCTTGATTGGAAGCTTGGCTATTTTACCCTTTTAAAAGGGACTGTTCCAGCAACAATAAGCTATAGCTATAATTTTAAGAGGTATCAGATAGTAGTAAGAAATACGGGCCTTGATGGGCAGAGCCAAATAGATTTGGGCTTTTTAATGCTATCAACTGGTTTAAACAAAGCTAATATTGTAATGACGGGATACCGCAGGTTTGATGTTGGAGTAACGAGTTTTTTTGACTCAACGGGCAATATGTATGCTTTACAAAGCACGACGCTAACCAACAATTATTTTCCAGCCTTTGGATATTGGACAGGCGATATTTTTCAGTGGATTTTTTCAAATAAGCAAAGAATTATTATTGTAGTTAGAAATAATACCTATTACTCTTTTGGCTATGCAGGTTATTTTATGCGAGTAAGCTTGCCTTCCGAATACCCAACACCTATGTGGATTTATGGTGATTTATGGACGGGAAGTGATATCACGAATACGAGTTATGCGATATATTATGATAATGCCTCTAATGCCAGCAGAAAGTATATTGCACAACCCAACGCGAATGTGGGTGGAGTGGTTAATTACGCTAATCAATGGAGCAGAAATTTTGTGATGGTTCCGACGGATACCACATCTACTTGGTCGACGGTGGCATACCAGCAAGGATATAATAATATTTTAATGCCTCTTTACCTTTATTGTGATGGTTATGACTCGGGGTTCCCTGATGGTTGTTATTTTGCCCCTGGTTTTGCTTTGCAGTCCGAAAATGAGTTTACGGTTGGAAGTGATACGTATATTGTTTTTCAAAATTGTTATAGGACCACCTATGCCGATTTTATGGCTATCAAGGAGGCTTAATGGCAGTATTTAATAAATACCAATTTACCAATATAGCGACGCCTTTGGCAGTTTTGCAGAATATAGCCAATAGCGTTGTTTTGAATGGTTGGACAATAGATAAATTTGATAACACAAACTTAGAGCTTTATATACACTCTACGGGCAATGGAAGCCAGAATTTATATTTTTCGATGAAGTATGTTTATGTAACCAGCCAATATGGGAATTACTATGCGTTGTATATATATGGCAATTTAGGATTTAATAGCGGTTCCACTTATGATAATCAGCAAGGAAAGTTTACAAGTGTTTATTATACTTCGCAGGGTTATGGTTATAATAACCCAGCACAATTTCCTTTAATGACCCAGTGGGTTTTTGTTAATCAAAGTGGTATTTTAGTATTTTTAGATGGTAATTTTAATTTAACAAGCTCTATTTTGTCGGGACGGTGGATAGTTCCAATTTATATGGGAAGCATAGAAAGCTATAAGAGCGGGGAGACAGAAGGCAATATCTTAATGACAACTAAAGGTTATATTGGTGGTGGAGAGGAGCCTGTATTTTGTATTTTTAGTGGAGCATTTTTAAGTCCATATTCTTCGGGCGATTTGTATTATTTGGGGGCGGGACGTTTAAACGGGGCAATGAGCTCCACGGTTAGTTTGGTTAGGGCAGTAATAACAGAAAACTCTAGTATTTTGCAAAATAGAGGTTTTTCTTATAACACGGCGGTTAAAATGAGCTCCTATACTAATAAAGCCCCAATAATTAAGCCGATAATATCCCTGTCTTATGCAATTAGTGGCTATAATTATTTTCACCCAATAGGCGAGTTGCCTTATTATGCAACGGCGGGCTATCCTTATTTTCTACCAGGCGACACGACTTATTATGGGCAGAGAAAGTTTACAATAATTGAAATGGGCGACTATACATCGCCTTATGCAGTAGCTATCGAAACGGGTAATTAATGGCATATATTTTCCCTATTTTTGAAAGTTTTCTTATACCAGCACCAGAATGGATTGAAATAGATTTAAATTACTTTCCTACAACGACCAATGTAGCAATAGACTTATTAAAAGATAAAGAGCCTGTCCTTTTAACCCACTTTACCTATAAAGATTTAGTATTTGGTGGAGCAAAAAAAAGCGGGCTAAAAGCTTCTGAAATGTATGATATTTTCTATAACCAGATTTGGTTATCTTTAACTAATATAAGCGCGGGCCTCGTATCCACAGACCAATACTATAATTTTTATATTTGGAATGCTTACACCCAAAAAGTTAATTTAAGCCAAATACAAAACAATGCCCTTGATGGAATAAGTTTCTCTACTGTTTTGACTGGAGCATACAACCCATTGGTTCAAAAAAGCACCGTAATAAAAATTCAAGCGATAAATGGGCAACCCGTAATAAATGGCAGTTTTGGTTTTTTGTTTGATATTGGCGGGAACTATAACTTATTTATAACGGGTTTAAGAATAGCCACGTTACCTTTAGTGCATATTATCCCTGATAGTTTTGAATTTACTTTATCTTATGCTTTAGTTAATGCCGTAAATATGTTTCTTAAAGAGCAAAGGCGAAATTTAGTCGATACCCCACTGAGAGGTTATAAAGCAAAAGCTTTTGTCGATGATATGTCTTACGGCACGGCAAGAACGGGCATAGACCAGCACGGGGGCAAATTGTTTGCGGTTGCGATACCATTTGAAAAGGTAACCCCTACAGCGAGCAATTTAAACGGGCTAACGTCGATAACTGTAAGCGAAGATATATCTAAATATACCGAAATTACCACTTGTCCTTTAATAGTGGTTTACCAAAAAAGCACCCAAGTTGCCTCTTGTTTGGAAGTGGCTTCGGTTGACACAACCAATAAAGTAATAACTTTGCAATACCCAGCCACGAGTAGTTTACCAGCAAACGATATAGAGATTTACCCAGCTTTTTATGGAGTAATAAATAATATAACCCAAGACGGAAAAGCGGGCAAGTTTGCAATGATAGATTTTGAGGCAAAAGAGGTATTTATTTAATGCAATCTTTAACGGGATTAAATACCTTAAGCACTATATTTGTTTACCCCCAGCCTGATTTAGATAATTATAAAGTGGAGTATTTAGACAATGGCGATTATGTTTCTTTTGCAGGGTCGAGAACGATTGGCTACCCTTATACCCCTGTATCTCTAAGAAAAATAACGGCTTCTTATACCTTTAAGACAAGGACAGATTTTCAAACCTTAAATTCTTTTTATAAGTTTACTAATGGGCAGTTGTCGAGGTTTTGGCTTGCCTGTTGGAGCCAAGAGTTTTCTTTAGCTGTGAATGCGAATTTAAACGACCCCTATTTAATGGTTAACTTTTCGCAATTAACGGCTAAAAATGACCCCAATCTAAGAATATTTATAACAACAAAAGCGGGCGATTTGATTGTTAGAAAAATAACTTCTTATGAAGTGGAGACAACGGGCTATGAAAGACTAATGCTTGACACGGCAATGCCTATTGGAGTAAATATAACTGATATAAGTTTCTTTGGCAGGCTAATATTAGCAAGGCACGCAAGTGATTTTATTGTAAAGATACAAAAAGCAGATGGCGAAGATATGATAGGCCAAGTAAACTTAGTCTACCAAGAAGTTCCTTACGAGTATTCGGAGGTCTAATGGCGTATAATAATGATATTGTGCAAACTCAATTACCTACTTTTGCAGAGCTTTATGATTTTTATTTTCCTCAATATGCGATAAATGTAACAAATTACCCCAAAAATATTACCTATAATAGCACCCCCTATATAGCAACGGTAATGCAAAGAAGCGAATTTACAGCAGAGAAAGGCAATAAAAGAGAGGTTACCATAACATTTGCAACTAAAGAGTCGAGCTCTTTAGATTTTTTGGTTGTAAATGTGCCACGTATTAGATTGGTTTTAAGGCGGTTATTTTTATCTACCCAGAGCATAAAAACTCTTTTTGTAGGCGAGGGCGAGGCTGTAGGCGTTGAGGGAAGGACTATCACATTTAAGGCAGAAGATATTTTAATGCTTAACCAAACTTTAGTGCCTCAGATAGTATATTCGGCCTATTGTAATGCTACTTTATATGATGGCTATTGCGGAGTGTTAAATACCAATTTTAGAGACATAACGACGGTTTCGGCGAGTGGTTCGGTGATAAAATCGTCTATGTTTGGTTCTAAGCCAGCAGATTGGTATACTTACGGTTATGTGGAGTATAATGGTAAATATAGAATGATAACTAAACACGACCAACCAAATAGCCAATGTTTCCTTCATATGCCTTTTGACGATAATATTGACGGACAGCAAGTAATAGTTTACGCGGGCTGTGATAAAACACCAGCGACTTGTAAGAATAAATTTAATAACCTTGCGAGATTTAAGGGGTTTCCTTATATACCTACTAAAAACCCTGTAATGTGGGGGTTTAAGTGAGATATTTTTTTAACAATGACGAAGAATGGGCAAAGTTTAAAAGCGAGCTTCTTAGTTGGGTTGGAACGCCTTATCGACACCTTTGGGGGGCAAAGGGGCGAGGGACCGATTGTAACCAATTTGTCGGGAATGCACTAACCCAAGCAGGGATTTTAGATGGCTATAAGTTCGATATATATTCCCCAGAGTGGTATATGCACCTCGATAAAGAGATTATTTACGACTATATAATGTATAATAAGAGGTTTTTAAAAAGTGGTTTAGATTTTATTGAGCTTGAGCCTGACAATTTATATAGAGGTGATTATTTGCTTTTTGCTTACCACTCACCTAAGGGTTTAATGAATCACGTCGGGGTTTTTTTAGATAATAACGAATTTATTCATAGTGCACCAGAAAGGGGTGTAATAGTGTCTGAACTAAATGAGCATTGGAAGAAGCACCTTAAAAAAGTGCTTCGCTTGGTGGAGTTGTAATGGGCTTCGCGGTTATCTTGGGCGCTTTTATAACGGGCGGGCTAACTTGGGCTTTATCGGGTAGTTTAATATTGGGTTTAGTAATGGTTGGGCTAACCCTAATTTCTTCTATTTTTACCCCTAAGCCAACAATGAATATGAAGCCCGCGAGTTTCGCTGATTTTCAGGTAACCCAAACAAATGAAGGGCAACCCGTGCCTCTGACTTATGGAATAGTAAATATACCTGGAAATATTATCTTTTACGGCAACCTTTATACCGTCGAAGAGAAGCAAAAGGCGGGCGGTAAAGGTGGCGGGGGCGGTGATGTTGTAACGGGTTACAAGTATTATATGGACGTTTGGCAGGGCATAGCACAAGGCAAGGTTAATTTAATAACTATGTATGAAGATTCAGACACCACTAAAGGTGTCTCGAGCCTTTATCAGAAGTTTAATGATGGCACCAATGGAGTTTACCCAACAACGGCTGACGCTCCACAGCTAAACTATGCTTCGTCTATACCTGGAGTGGCGCATATATTTTTTAAGAGGTTATATTGTGGCGAAAATAAAACATACGTTCCTACAATAAATTTTAAAATCCAAAAGGTTTTATCTACGGGCTTGAGAAATGAAAATATGTCTAATGGCTCTAACCCAGCAGGGGCGGTATATGACTTGCTTGTGAATATAGCGGGGTTGAACCCAAACGATGTGAATTACGATAATTTTAATCAGGCCTCAGATTATTATTATAGCAAGGGTTGGGGCATTAATTATGTTATATCTTCTTCTACACAAGCTAAAGAGGGCGCGAATAAGATTTTAGAGTTTGTCGATAGCTATTTAGATTATGATTCTGACGGCAAGATTGTAATAAAGATATTTAGACCTGACGATGCACCAGTAGGAACCATACAAGACGATTGGATAAGTTTCTCTTTAGCAAAGCCCAGTTGGAATACAATCTACAACCAATTTGTTGGCAATTATGTAGATAATGGAGTAACAAGAACACTAATTCTTGAGAACCCAGCAACCCAATTGTTAGCGGGAATGAAGGTTCGCCAAGAGATAGATTTGACGGCTTTTATAGACCAAGCGACAGCGATGTCGAGATTGTCTGAATTTATGAAGCAAGGCAGTTACCCGAGAATGACTTTAAATTTAAAATTACCGATTAAATATGCGATGTACTCTATAGGCGATGTTTTAACGGTAATAAATTCTGATATTGGTTTAAATGGTAATTTTAGAATTCTTTCGATAAGCGAGCCAGCGATTGATAGCAATGAAATAACAATGCAACTTTTAGAACAGACCGAAGCGCAAATGGACACCAACTTCTTAAATGTTGGCGGGACACAATGGGTGCAACCTACCTTTACGGCTACCCCTTTAACCCATATTAAGATTGTAGAATTAGACTATATAAGCGGAATATCTAACCCAGCACTTTTAATTCTTGCTAATAAAGAAATGGGCTATGAAACTGGTTTTGCTGTATATGGAAGCACGGACGGCTCTAATTATGAGTTGCTAACCACTTGCAGTTCTTGGGCTACGGCTGGAGTTTTAGACGGGCCTTATAGCTCCAACACCTATGATATAGACCCCAATGGGTTATTGTTTACACCTTATAAAGAGTTTTATACTTATGCGAGCACAGATAGCACGGGATTGTTTACTCAAAAAAGGGTTTTAGTAGTGGACGATGAGATAATGGCTTTTCAAAACCTTAACCCCTATGGGACCGCAGATTATAGCATTACAGGTATAATAAGGGGTCTTTTATGGACCACAAAAGCAGACCACAGTAGTGGAGCCCAAGCGTGGATTAATAATATCGGAGACAATATTTTAAGCGTTCCGTATAATGTAAATACCTTTTATTTGAAAGTGGCCCCAATAGTTATGAACTCTGTTTTAGATTTATCACAGGTTACAGCTATACAAGTAAATTTGAGCAATAAGGCAAATATACCAATTGCTCCGCAGGCTATAATAGCCACAAGAAGCGGGGCAAATGTAAATATTGATATATTTGCAGTAACTAAAGCTAATTTAGATGGAGCGGGTTACCAAAACGCGGATACCTACACCGATACCTACCCATTTTTGGTTGAGGGAAGTTTCGAGGTTACCATCGGAAGTAATGTAACGGTTTATACCACACCAAATATAGTGGTTAATAATGCGGGAGCCTTCACGGTAAGCGTAAGGCATTATAACAATGGAAAGTATTCGCCGAGCAAGTCTCTATATGTTGGAGCATCTGACGGCGTATATTCTATAAATTAAGGGGGCAATATGGCTACATTATCACCAACGGGGTTGCAAACGGCAACCTACGGCACAACGGGCTGGAATAATATATATTCTACCAATTTTCAAACGATTAATAGTTTCTTTAATAGATTTAATTTATCTCTAAACCAAATAACCTTTTCAAGTAATATTACGGTTGATTGGAGTGTAAGCGATTCGCAAATTGTAACTTTAACGGGAAACACAACGATAAATTTTAGCAATGGGCGAGCGGGCGGTAAATGTATCTTATTGATAAAGCAAGACTCCACGGGCGGACGAGTAATAACTTGGGGCAGTAGTGTCGTAAATGGTTTCCAACCCTCAACTACGGCAAATTCTCTGACCGCTATGATATTTGTCTACGATAGCGTAGATTCTAAATATGTAGGGGTTAGTAGCTCAACGGTTGCTAATAATATAATTACGGTTAATGTAGGCATTATAAGTGCGAATACCACTTTAACCCAATCAAATAGTGGCTCTGT